CACTTTGATATGCGGTAAATGCCAGCGTAACCGCCTCTTGATGTTTGCCTTGCTTTTCTAGCGCGGTCACTTGCTGATAGGTGCTGGCAGTTAAGAAGTTTGTGCCTTCATTAAGCTGCAACAAGCCCTTAACTGGGTCTTTTGCTAATAAAGCAAAGTCTTTCACCAAGTCTTGTACTTTGCCGCCCGTGAGGGTTACGCCATCAACCACGCCTTTGGTGGCGATTTCAAGCTGTTTGCTGCCAATAACACCGCTGGCTACTAACTGAACAACCGCCTCGCGCGCGTCAGAATAACGCCCCTTTACCACCCCAACGGATTGCGCTAAGCCCTGTAGCTGGCCTATACTTTGCCCTGCAAAATTACCGCTGGTGATAATAGCTTTGTTGTAAGCATTGACTTGCTCGCTGCCTTGATAGTAAACATAAGCCAGCCCACCTACAGCAACCGCCGCAAGGCTGAATGGATTAATTAACCCTAAAAAGCCAGTGGCCAAACCTTTTAACGCAGGGCCTATACCACCAAACAAATCTTTTAATTGCGTGCCCTGTTGCAAAAACACGGTAAGCGGGCGTTGCCCACCTTGCAGAGAAACGACAATATCAGATATTTGCGCAGGTACATTGCGTAATGCGAATCCGAGTTCTTTGGTAGATTTGCTGTAGTTAAGGTTGCTAGAGATATTGCGCTTCATCTGCGCTTCGTTTGCTTCTAACTGAGATAGAAACTTCGGGTCTAATTGCAACCCTTTAATTTCGGCTTCTATTTTTGCAAATCCAGCGCTACCGCGAACAAAACCCTGCATAGCAGCAGTGGTTTCAATAATGCTACGCTGCAAACCTCTATCTAAGCTAGCCGCAGCGGCATTGCTTGACTGTTCAACACTTTTAGCGAGTTTATCAAGATTACTTTTTAAGGCAATAACGCTTGCATCGGCTTGATCCATACCTGCGAGAAGCTTTTTAGCATCCGCTGATATTTCAACAACTAATTTACCCAATGCTGGCATTATTTATCTTTCGCTTTATTCAACACCGCCAATGCGGCATGTTCAATAATGTTGATGTCATTTAAAATTTGAATGCGTTGTAGTTTTTGTATGCCGCGCATATTCATTTCAGATTCAATACAGTTTCGCGGCATACAAATGTAAAAAATGCCACCCATGCCTGCGGCGATATTCCATTGCGTGCTTACCCCTAAAAAAAACTGAAAACTGAGCCAATTGCAATCCCACACTTCAAAATCTGGCATCGCTTCGGCTTTTTGCTCGGCAGTTTTTTGCGTTTCTGCAACCGCTTCATCTGTCCAGCCAAATTGCTTCATTTGCGCGGCTACATCGTCATCTATCACCGCTACAGGTTTTGCAGCAGCGCCCTCACCTGCCCACCAGCGCGCTGCTGCTTCTAGTTTTTTGTTTTAGGGTTTTCGGTTGGTTTATTTAGACTGTTCCAAAATTTTGTATCAATTGCCATGGCCGCTTGCGGGTACTGTTTAATCAGCGCTTTAAAGTTATCCTCGGTAAACTCAAGCGCATTATTTTCTTCATCTAACAATTCAGAGAAACCAGTCACCACGCTTAACAGGCGCTCCGTTCTTGCCATGTGACGCAAGCCAGGTGTAATCACTTTTTCGTCTTTAAATTTATGCTCATACGCCTTGCCGGTGCTGTCTAACAAAGTTTCTGTTGCGTCATATTCTTCAACAACACCAAGCACCTCCTCGTCAGTGGGAAAGCGATAAGTCACTTTAAAAGACACACTTTCAAAATCATCTTTACCAGCTTTTTCTTTGGGGATGTCTGCAACAACGGTTTTTTCAAACGTCGGGTTTTTTTTAACAACAAATGCCATGATAATTTTCCTTTTCGTGGGTAGTTGCCCGTGCCATCGCCGCCTCCCCACGAGAGGAGGACAGCGACAGTCGGTGCGGGTTTGACGCAGCGCGCCGATTAGGTTACTTGAAGGTGAGCACTAACTCATCGTTACCTGTATTGGGCAAAAATTGCAGGCTGGTATCGAACATAGAAACACCATCGCTATCTGAAAATTGCGGATCAACCAACTGCACTTTTGGTGCGTCAATTTGCACAATCAACCCTGCCACCGTGCCATGCACTAATTGCAAAGCGCCAAGCGTGCCGTTTTTGATAATGGTGTACCAGTCTTTGGTGGCTACCGATTCTGTCTCAAATGAGCATGAGCCAGAAGGCGAGCGGTCGGTAATTAAAATCGCCTCATATCCAATCAAGTTGCGATAAAGCACTTGGTTGCCAATATCAACATCCAACGATTGCGCCTTAAATGCAGTACCATGCAGCGTGAAAGTTGGTGAGTTGATTTTATTGATGCCAAGCGGTTGTTTAAATGCCGTGAATACAGAACCCGCAGGGTTTGCCGTATCAGTTGGTGTAGAGAATGAGCCAGTAAAAGTAAATTTAATGCTAGGGATACCACCAGCGCTCAATTGTAAAGTGAAGGTGCCCTTGCAATTGAGCATTTTGCATAAAATGCCATCTAGGTAGTAATACAGCGTGATCATTTCATGCGCAGTAGTAATTGGATTGTAAGCCGCAGTGGTACTAGCTACAATGGTTTCCGCCATCGCACAAGCGCGCAGCAGTGGTGCAAAAGCTGGCGCAGTGCCAGCAGCGCCAGCACTTTGCAATTCCACCTCAAAACTACAGGATGTTTTTTGCGAAATAGCGACCTTGCCCGCATTGCCAAGATATGGCTGAATGTTTTGGCGATCAGCAAATTCCGCCTCAATCATATTGATGGTGAAGTTGCCGGCTAAAATAGCATTACTGGCAGGAGTTGGTACTGGGTCGGTATCGAGCGTTGGTTGAATTTTGGCCAACATTACGACGTTACGGCTTAATTTAGACATTTAATCGTTCCTTTCGGGTATAAAAAACCCGCCGAAGCGGGTTTGCAATTTTGTTAATTTAAAAGTTAATTTTCTGGCGGGTTTTTGGTGCGGTTTTTTGTTGTTGGATCGTAAGTGTATGAACCGCCTGCGCCAGCGTTTTCATCGGTAGTGATGGCTTTAATCAAGTCATCCTGTATATCTTGCGTTTCACTTACCATTTCATCCTGACTTGATTTATCTTTTGCCATGATTTTTTCCTTTGTTAAAAATGTCTAATTTCACCTAAAAACGTGGCGTGCGAATGGTATGGTTGCTGTAATGGCCGTATAAACTGGCATCACCTTCATATGCCGCATCACCACTGTCACCGTCAATTAAATAGCCCGCAATGCCACCCATTGCCGCATTTACACCAACTCGTAGCGTTTCAACTTGCGTGAGGGTTTTGGCTAATATTGTCACTACAATATGGTGCTGATCATAACCACCACCTTGCACCCATTGCTTTTCTGACACTGATTCAACCTCAAATACAATGGCTGGCCATGTTGGTTCTGGTGGCAACTCGACCGCATGTGTATTGGTTAGCACAGTTTTGAGTGCCGTTAAAACGGTGTTTTTAATTGTCATACCAAATTCACCAATGATGCACTTAATGATTTTTGCATTGCATCTAAAACACCTTGCTGGCGCTGCTCAAAGGCGGGTTGCAAAAATGCTTTTTTACCAACAACTCGCGTGCCCTGTGGATATACTCTGACCCGTTTGTTTTGCTTATGGTCACGCACGGTTTTAATTTTCTGACCTTTTGCAACATAAGCGTGGCCAGCTTCAACCCACCACCAATAGTACGGATCATCAGGGTAGCTAACTTTCACACCACCCCCAGCATTTACCCCAACCACCTTAACCTTGCCACCACGCGGCCCATGCCGCACACCCACGTTATACTGCACGACCCCCGGCGGTACATCATGCTCACGCTTAAGAACAATATTATTAAGTAAAGCACCAGACTTAACAATTCGTTTGGATTGCACAATTTTACGCGCAGTTTTCTTAACCACATTTGCGCCGCTTGCCACCATGCGCACCAATGCGCGGTCTTGCACGTTAGTTTTTACTTGCTTAAATGTGTTGGATAACTGGCTAAAACCAGTCAGTTTTACAGTATTAGCGGCCATCGTTATGCCCTGTGTCACACGTAACAACCATGTATTCATGCAAGCCATTAAAATCGTTAATGTGGTTGATGTTATAAATTTTACTGTCGTACAAAATGCGGTGTAAATTGGTAATGCGGGCAGCATAGCGCACGGTAAATTCAGTTTTTGCTATAGCAGCATCACCACCAACACGGGTCAACTTCACCTCATCAACACTACTACGTGGCGGCCAATTTCTAACCGAGGCTGACATGGTGAAATCAGTTGCCCAGCTATCTACCATACCTCCTTCGGTATCTTGCGTCTGAGTAAGCTTTTCAAACACAATACGGCGGTTTAGCTGGCTGGAATTTATTTTAATTGGCTTGGTAGTTTTACACCGCCTACCCATCACTTCTGCCATGCTAAATATTCCAAGCTTTAATGCGACTTAATAGCGCATCGTTAAAATCGTATGGCAACTCGCCTGTTCCATCGCAGCCGCCATCGCGGCTAAATTTAACTGCGCTTAAAATCCATTTTTTAACGCTATTTGGCACAGCGCCAGCGCTTACATAAC